TGATAAAAGAAAACATTTTGCTAAAAAGATAGCCACTATAATATATGGAAGAAGTGATGAAAAAAAAATGGAAAAATATAGAAACGAATATTTGGTTCCTTTGAGAAAAAAAATAAATATTGTAGAAAAACTTATGTGTAGTAATGAATGGGATAAAATAAAATACGAAAATGTCCCAGGTGTAGCATCAAAAAGATTATTGAACGCTTTTATGAAACACGATGGAGATAGATATACAAAATATTTGCAAGATGTTAGAAATGGAGTAAAAGAAATTAAAATAACAGGTATTCTACCACACGAATTATCAAAATATTATATTGATTTAATTGGTGAAGAAGAATATAAAGAAAATGAAACTATTGAATTACAATGGAAAGCAATTGTTGAAAATGTTAAAAAGTCTGGTACTTTTTGCAATTCCATTTCTATAATTGATGTTTCTGGGTCTATGTTTTCTTCAAGTAATGGAAGTATTCCAGCACAAGTTGCTATATCTCTTGGAATAATTACATCTATATGTTGCGAAGGTATGTTTAAAAATAAGTTTATTACTTTTAGCGAAAGTCCTGAATTAATTTCTCTAATACCGGATGAAATGTTTAAAGATAATCCTGAATATATTCCATCACTGTTTGAATCGCATAAAGCATTAAAAAATATAAATTGTGGATATTCTACAGACTTTGTAAAATGTTGTGAAAAAATTATTAATTTTGGAAATGATAATAATATTCAAGACGAAGATATGCCCAAAAAACTATTTGTATTTACTGATATGCAATTTGATAATGTTTCTACTGATAATGAGAAAATGTCTATTGAAACAGTTTATCAATATATCAAAAACATGTTTTTAAATAGTGGATATACACCTCCAAAATTTATATTTTGGAACTTAAGTACAGACCATAAAGAAACATTTCCAGTAAATTGTGATACAGATGGTGTAGTTTTGGTATCTGGATTTTCTGAACAACTACTAAAAATATTAATGAATTATGATGAAATAAATCCTGAAAAAATAGTGGATGAGATCTTGGAACCATATATCAAAAATATTATTATCAGCGATGAAGAAATTTAAAAATTATAATAAAACATTTTGAGTACATAATTTATTTTTTAGAAAATTTTATTAGTTTTAAGAATATTAATAAAATAAAAAGATTATGTACTCGTTTTTCCTTAAGTAGTATAATACGATACATTTATTTTATATCTAATTCCAATGTATTTTATTGATTATAATTCAAATTATACACAATGTATTGGTATATCGATAACCCATAAAATACCCAAAAAAAATTATGTACTGTTTTTATGTGATTTAGATTTATCTTGTTGTGATTTAGATTTTTTATTTTCTATTTTTTCATCGTCTACTAAATTTACATAATGATTAGCAACAATTTTATCGTCGTGTTTTTTATTTACAAAATTAGATAAAGTTGTTCTATCATTATTCCATTTTACTTCTATTTCATGATTAAGAGGACCATATTTAGAGTTGTTATTTAACCATTCAACAACATTTTTTAAATCATCTTCATTATTTGATGGAAATGTAGGCAACCCATTTGCTGGACCATCTTTATCTATAAACGGTTTAAACTTATCTGCGAATACCTTATATTTATCAGGAAGCAAATAATAACTTGTTCCTATTACATCAATTTTTCCAACAGTTAAATATGGTAATCTTTCGTCATCATATATACTATCAAATATATAAGGGTCATTATTATCGTCATATTTCGTAAGAGCACCATTTTGTATATTATCATATACAGATTTTCCTTTAACCATTTGAAAAACTTCAACATAATCATCATTGCTAAACTTTACATTTCCAGATGTATAGTCAGTAATATCTTTAGATATAGAATATTTATTTCCAATCGGCATCATTTACTTCGGTTTTCTTCTTTATAATTTGAACCATTTTTCCACCAATTGAGTTTGGAACATAATATTTTTTTGCACTTTAAAATCACCAAAAGATTGCACTTCAATTGGTTTTGTAAATATTAGTTCAATATTTGGTTATTTTAAAGAAGTCATTCTATATAATATAGAACATAAAAGATATTATATACAAGATTTACACATGTAGTTTATAATAGAACATTTTGAGTACATAATTTATTTATTATATTAATATTCTTAAAACTAATAAAATTATCTTAAAAATAAATTATGTACTCGTTTTTTTAAAAATAATTATTTGTTATTATGAAAAAAATAAGATTATGTTGTATAATTTAATTGGAATAAGCAAGACCACCCATACCAGATAAAATACGAAGAACGTTATAATTAACAGCATATACGTGTATAGTTCCGGAAACAATAGATCCCATTGAAAGAACAGCTGTGTCAATACGAGACATATTTAGGGTTCCACTTGGTTGATGCTCTTCAGGTTTGAGAGCAAATGAATATACATTAATTCCTTGATGATATTTATCAGGTGTGTTTTCGTGATGTTGATATGGTTGTACAAGAGAGAAATAATCCCCATTTCGTGTAGCAAAACGATCATTTCCGTTAAGCATAATCTTTGCTTGTGTTATAGGATTTTTTGATGAAACATAGTTATTTAATGTATCGTGTGTAGCTGCATCGATATTAGCAGTAGAGAAGTTATTCCAAAACACTTTTTTAACTCCGGCACTATCAGCGGATGATTTAACCGCCCAAACCAATTCTTTGCAAGGATGGTTGAAATTCATACGGATACTTTTCATAGATTCGGCACTTGCGGTTACTGTATCAGTTCCTGTGAATTGAAGTTGTTCAATTAAATACTCGTGAGATAATTGTGCAAAACGACGGCGTTCATCAGTGTCGAGGAAAATATAATCCACCCATAAAACGGCTTCTGTTAATTCTATTTTTTGATTTGTTGCAAAAAGTGAGGTAATATTGCCTTCCGTTGTAGTTACTTTAACTACACCCTCACTACCAACACGTTTATTACCATTTGTACATCCGTTTAATATATCTTGTCCAAAACATAAATTGGTATCTGTATCATCAACTAAATTTACCATAGATTCATATTCAATATTAATTTTTACTTCGTGGTATTGAAGGGCAATAAGAGGAAGGGCTAAACCAACATTTCTACAAAACCAAAATTCTAATGGAACATATACTTCATATGATAAACCGAAGTCAAGTTTTGTACAAGAGTTTGTGCTATTAGCACCAACCATAACATTATATCCATCGCGCTTTCCAACCGGAAGAGAAAGTTCATTCCAGATATAAAGCCATTCTGAATAATGTTTATCTATACGTTGTCCGCCAATTTCTAATTCTACGGTTTTAAGAAGTTTTTGACCAAAATTAGGAACGAGTGCGGCAGCAAGGGCAGAACTTGTATTTTTGATTTTACCATTAAAGTAAATACGATGAATTAAATCGCCATTGCGGGTAATTTGAATACTTGCTCGCGAACCTAATGAATTACTTCCAGTAGGGGTTTGTTGAATAGCTTCAATCGCAAAATTAGTATGACGGCGATATACAACTTTGAAAAAGGTAATTTGAGGATTACCTGTTAAATAAACATCCTGAGCACCATAAGCTACTAGTTGAAGAAGACCACCACCCATTTACGCTATATACTTTATACTATTAGAGGAGAAAAAAAAAAGGGCTATTTATATTACACAATAACATAATATATATATTATAATAAATATTTTTAATTGGAATAAGCAAGACCACCCATACCAGACAAAATACGAAGGACATTATAATTCACAGCATAAACATATAAACTGGTTGTTTTACTATCAGTTATAGCATTAAAGTCTAAATTAAGAACTGCTGTATCAATTCGCGACATATTAAGTGTTCCACTTGGTTGATGCTCTTCCGGTTTAAGAGCAAAAGAATATACATTGATACCTGGATTTGAAGGAACGTTTTCGTGATGTTGGAATGGTTGAATTAAATTGAAGTATGACCCAGGACGTTCAGAAAATCTATCATTCCCATTGAGAACTAACTTACCTTTGGCGATGGGATTAGTAGATGTAATTGCAGACGTCGGAGTATATTCAACATTATTATCTGCTAATATAGATGTCGAATAATTAGCCCAGTTATTATTGTTTACAAATTGATCAGAATCATGGAACTTGGTTCCGCAAAACCATACTAATTCTTTACAAGGATGATTGAACGATAATTTGGGTTTCATTTGTGTTCCTCCTGCGTTTGTTATACCAATAACATTATCCGCACCCGTAAATTGAAGTTGTTCAATTAAATACTCGTGGGATAATTGTGCAAAACGCCGGCGTTCATCAGTGTCGAGGAAAATGTAATCAACCCACAGAGACGCTGGTCCAAGGGCTCCTACCACAGCAGCAGTTCCACGACAGTTTTCGTTAGTTTCGAAATTAATATTTACTTTAACTTCGTGGTATTGAAGGGCGATTAAGGGAAGAGCAAGACCAACATTACGACAAAACCAAAATTCAAGAGGAACATGTAGAATATCTTTTAATACACCTCCAGCAGCACCAACCATTTTTTTATAACCATCTTTTTTAGATTTAGGAAGAGATAATTCATTCCATATATACATCCAGTGAGAATAATGTTTATCTACTTTTTGACCACCAATCTCAATCTCTACAAAATTGACAAGACGGAGACCAAAATACTTACAATAATTAGAAGTAGTATTTGCAGACATATCAACGGATAAATACATGCGATGAATTAAATCTCCATTTCGGGATATTTGACATGTTACACGGTTGCCATATCCAGGAGTACCATTAAAAGTTTGTTGAATAGCTTCAATCGCAAAATTAGTATGACGGCGATATACAACTTTGAAAAAGGTAATTTGAGGATTACCTGTTAAATAAACATCCTGAGCACCATAAGCTACTAGTTGAAGAAGACCACCACCCATTTACGCTATATACTTTATACTATTAGAGGAGAAAAAAAAAAGGGCTATTATATTACACAATAACATAATATATATAATAATAAATATTCTTAATTGGAGTAAGCGAGACCACCCATACCAGATAAAATACGAAGGACGTTATAATTTACGGCATAAATATTAATGCCATCATATGTAGCAACACGACTTCCTGTACCCCCGGTAAAATTAATGACTGATGTTACATTAACCATAAGTGTCGCAGTGTCGATACGAGACATATTAAGTGTTCCGCTTGGTTGATGATCTTCAGGTTTAAGAGCAAATGAATATACGTTAATACCTGGATTAGCAGGGATATTTGTATGATGTTGATACGGTTGGACATAATTGAAATAAGCGCCTTTACGTATAGCAAAACGATCATTTCCATTTAATTGAAGAATAGCGTCTTTGAATGGATTTTTACCTTCAATATTAGGGGATGTTCCAGATTGGAAAGTATCTTCGGATTTCAATTGACCACCCAATATACCTTGAACGCCAGATGACACCGTATCAATATAATCACCATCGGTATAATCATACCACCGAGATACAGATGTAGTATTGCCGGCTACTTTAGCGACCCATACTAATTCTTTGCAAGGATGATTGAAATTTAATTTAATGCGATTATTTCCAGAAGAAAGAGATTCTGTTCCGGTGAATTGAAGTTGTTCAATTAAATATTCGTGAGATAATTGAGCAAAACGACGGCGTTCATCAGTGTCAAGGAAAATATAATCCACCCATAATGATACATTTTTAAGATCTGTTGGAAATTCGGTTTCTATATTTGCAAC